AATGTCCAAGAGTTTTTTGATAATATAACCGCTATATACTTTGAAGCATTAAACGAGTATTCTGCTAAATTTACAGAAATAAAAAGTAAAAGAAAAGTCAAGGATATAGTTGATCTATGATCGTTGGCGCAGTAATCTTTGCTCAAAATAATTCAATTATTGACTATGTTAAGATAGCAATATTTGCCGCCAAGCGAGCACAACAGTTTTTAAATATTCCTGTTAGTCTTATAACAGATAATGTAAAGTATCTTAATGATACATATCCCGATCATCCGTTCGATCAAGTAATCGAAATTCCGTCAGAGTCACCAACTAACAAAAAGTTTTATGATGGAACTTTATCATCTAAAATAATAGAATGGAAAAACTTATCCAGAAATAGTGTATACGATTTGACACCATACGATCGCACTTTAGTATTAGATAGCGACTATATTATTAATTCAAGTATATTAAAATTAGCACTAGATACTGACAGCGATTTTCAAATATATCGTAAAAGTTTTGATATTGCAGGATGGAGAGATACTAGTGCATTTGAACGAATAAACTGTTATTCAATTCCATTTTATTGGGCTACTGTTTTTGTCTTTGATAAAAATCCTGTTATCAAGTCATTCTTTGATTTAATAACTTATATTAAGTCAAATTGGTTTTATTTTAGAGTATTGTACAGTATAGAAAATGGCATGTATAGGAACGACATAGCATTTAGCATTGCTATACATCTTATGAATGGTAAAACTAATGGTGAGTTTGTTACTGAACTTCCCGGCAGAATGTTATACACAGTTGATAAAGATTTACTATTGGATATTAAAGATCAAAAAATGCAGTTCTTAGTCGAAAAAGAAAAGCATCTAGGCGAGTACATAGCGGCAAAAGTTGAAAATACTGATGTGCATATTATGAATAAATCTAGCCTTATACGGTATATCGATGGAGGACTTGGTGTCTAAAGGTTTCTTAGTTCTTGCTCAAAACACTGAAGGTGTTGATTATATTAAACAGGCTTATGCATTAGCACTTAGTATAAAAACAAGTCAGTCTACAGTTACAGCTATTAGTCTAGTTACTAATGATATTGTACCAAAAAAATATCAAAAAGTATTCGATCAGATAATTCCGATCCCATTCCGTGATGATGCTGTTAACAGTACATGGAAAGTAGAAAATCGATGGAAGTTATTTCATGCAAGTCCTTATCATGAAACTATTGTACTCGATACCGATATGTTGTTGCTAGAAGATATTAGCACATGGTGGGACTACTGTAGTAACCATGACTTAGCATTTTGTAGTCGTATCAAAAACTATAAATTAGAAATAATAATAGACACAGTTCATCGCCGCGCATTTCGATCAAATAATTTAACTAATCCGTATTTTGCTTTACACTACTTTAAGAAAAGTCAGCTAGCATTAGAATTTTATAAAGTATTAGAATTTGTATGTAATAATTGGGAATGGTCTTGGACAAAGTTTGCTCCTGTAGATTATCAAAACTGGTTAAGTATGGATTTAGCATCGGCTGTAGCGATCGAAATAATGGGAGGCCACCAGGGCATCATAGACGATGCTAGCCCATTAGAATTTATACATATGAAACCTGCTATACAGGGGTGGCAACCATTACCTACAAGTTGGCAAGATACTGTGCCGTTTGTTTTAAATACCAAAGGTAATTTAATTGTAGGAAATATTAAACAAACTAAATTATTTCATTATGTAGAGAAAGATTTTCTAAGTAAAGATATTGTAGCAAGACTAGAGGACTTAGCCAATGGCAAAAAGAAAAATTAAATTCGAATCTCCAATATTTTATCTACACTACGATAAAAAAACTGGAGAAATTTTAAGTGTCGGCAATGAAAAAAGTTCTCTCTTCCCTAACAGATTTGAGATTACATATGAGGATGCTGATCCATTCATATCTGGCGAATATAAATTTGGTGATTATCTAGTTGGCAATAAGCGCACAGCAGACGGAAATACTGAATTTACGATTGTACAAAAAACAGATCAAGGATATGCCTTTAAGAATAATCTATTTGAATGGATTACAGAAAAAAAATCTAAAACAGATTGTACAGTAGAATGGAATCATCCAGATCAATCTTGGTATTTTAGTTTAGATCCAACTTATAAAAAATTTATTAACGATAATTTAATTATTTCAACTGTAATATTTTTTGTAACATTAGAAACAGATTTTGACTTTTTAATTAGAACAATACCACTAGATGTACAAACACTAGTAAACAGAGATAAATTAAAAGTGCCTTTTGAAAGTAAATTAGAACGTGATATAGATAAGATTTCTATCAGTTCAAAGATTGCTTTTAGAAGTTACAAATTAAGGATAATACATGAGTAATATAAAAATCATAGAACAAGATATTATTTTTCTTAGTTATGATGAACCAAACGCTGAAAAAAATTACGCAGATTTATTAAACAAAGCACCTTGGGCTAAACGTGTACACGGAGTTAAAGGCAGTGATGCCGCACACAAAGCCTGTGCTAAATTAAGTGAAACAGAATACTTTGTCACTGTAGATGCAGACAATATTGTAAATCCTAAATTCTTGGAAGTAGAAATAGACTTAGACACACTAGGATTAACCAGTGAGAATGTGTTTAGTTGGTGTGGCCGTGTTCATGTTAATGGTTTAATGTACGGCAATGGCGGACTAAAATTATGGACACGAGAGTTTGTTAATAATATGCGCACCCATGAAAATAGTGATCCTACCGACGTTAAAGGTAAAGTAGAATTTTGTTTTGACAGTCGTTATTATCAATTTAATGAAAACTATTCGGAGAGCTATACTAACGCAACTCCCTTTCAAGCATGGAGAGCAGGCTTCCGTGAAGGTGTGAAAATGTCATTAGATCAAGGTGCAAAAGTAAAAGATCTTAAATCTATTTGGTGGCAAAACTATCATAGATTACTCATATGGTGTTCAGTAGGGACTGATGTAACAAATGGATTTTATAGTATGCTAGGTGCTCGAGAAGGTGCATATATGACAAATTGTACTGATTGGGATTATAGCCAAGTTCGAGATTTTGATTATTTAACTACCTTTTGGAATGAGCATCATAAAGCAAAAGATGTAGATGCACATATTGAGTTGTGCAAATTCTATGGACAAGAACTAATCAGTAAGTGTGCCTTAGAAATATCTGATCTTGATCCTGATGCTAGTACTTTCTTCAAGACAGTATATCAAAATACTCCAAGGATTATTCGTCGTGTATGATATTGTTTTTCTTTGTTCAGATACAGAGCGTTCACTCAATGCTTTTTCTAAACTACAAGAACGCTTTCCGTTAATAAAACGTGTCGTAATTACCGACACTATTCGCACTGCTTTTGATCAAGCACTTAAGAAATCATTTACAAAAATGTGTTGGATAGTTTGGAATGATGTAGAAGTACTCGATACTTTTAACTTTGATTATAAAGTTCCCGAGTGGGATCAAAAATTTATTCATGTATTTCGTAATGGAGAGTTTTATGATGGTATATGCTTAGTACCAAAATTACATACTATAACTAATAGAGAAATAAACAATCGATTTTTTATAAACAAAAAAGAAGTTGATATTGTAGCTAGCAAACCAAACATATTTGACATAGTGTTTATATCATTTCATGAAGAATTTGCAGATGCGAACTTTGAAAAACTAAAATCTAGATCACCCCGAAGAAATATTCACAGAATTGACGGGGTTGTGGGAATACATAATGCTCATATAGAAGCTGCTAAACTATCTACTACAAGTATGTTTTGGGTAGTAGATGCTGATGCAGAAGTAGTTGATGATTTTGAATTTGATTATCAAGTGCCATACTATGATCAAAATATGGTACACGTTTGGCGCAGTCGTAATCCAATTAATAATTTAGAATACGGGTACGGCGGTGTTAAACTGTTTCCAAAACAACTTACTATAGATATGAATACAAGCACTATGGACATGACTATGAATATTAGTAATAAGTTTAAAGTAGTCGACGCCGTAAGTAACATTACCGCATTTAATACAAGTTCGTTTAGTGCGTGGCGTAGTGCATTTAGAGAGTGCTGCAAACTCGCAGTTATTAATAACGATGAAGCACTAGATAGATTAGATGCATGGTGTCAATTAAATGAAGAAGCACCATTTGGATTTTATGCTTATATTGGTGCGTTAGCCGGTAAACAATACGGTGAAAAAAATGCCTCCATTCCAGAGGCACTTGCTAAAATAAATAATTTTAATTGGCTAGAAGAGTGGTGGCTAGCGGAAAAATCTCAGCTATCACTTTAGCACAAGCAACGGCAACTTCTTGGTGTTCTTTCTGGGTACCATTAGCACTACGCAATTCGATAAAGTGAATCCAGCTACGCAGTGTGCCATTCATATATAACCGACTTTCCATCATACCTTCCGGTAATACAGCACGAGCTTGTTCTTTAGCTATGCCATTATCGATAGCCCACTGGTATGCTTCTTTAACAGCATACAATACTCGTTGTTGAGCACGTTCCCAACCTTGTTGTAATGCGATATCGCTTGTGGAAATACTGTTTTGTCTGTTGGTTGTATCTTGGAGTCGTGCTTCTCGCAGTACAAACGACAGGTCTTTAGTAGGGTCAGCATATCGCTGACTGAATTCTTGAAAGCTGAAGCTACGATGTCTGAGGATCTGTCGTGCAATATCTCTTGTTGTGGTAATTTCAATACAGGCAGA